TTATTTCTAGCTTTGGCATTGTTTCGATCTCTAGCAGCAGCAGTTTCAGCGTTGTGTCCTGCTACTTGGCCTGCCATTGATAGGCCCATTGAGATCATTGATACTGGTTCGCACACGGCAAAATTCTATAAAGGTTAATTGGTTAGGACCATGCTTAAGTTCCCGTAAGAACTTGAATCCTAAAAACTTTAGAAGTTTTAGATGAGCGGTATTCCGTTTATCTACTATGTTCCAAAGGAGTTTTTCTTCTCGACTTTCTACAAATCGTTTGGCTTCACGAGCAAAGGTTAAAGGGTATTCATGGATTGCGTTAGTACACAACATCCATATTTGACCTTCTCCTTGCACTCCCGCTAATCCGGCAGTCTTGCCGTTGGGGACTTCGAACCAAACTGTGTCTCCACAGAAAGCTGATGCAGGAATATAGAGAAGTGGTTCATGACCGTGGCCTTCTTTCACTTCTCTATAATCATCATCACGAAGATTAGAAGCTACTTCAATAGCAGCTTCCACAGTAATAGGGTGAATGTATTTAGACACGTTGATAGTATCTTGGTGAGTAATCTCCCTCCCAATTCATTGAATGAATAGTAGCTGGAGATGGATGGTTTGATTTTAGAAATACTGTTAGATTATCATTTCTATCATATACTGGTATAGTATGTAAGTAGTTCTTAGCAATAGTTGCTCTACTTGCTGAAACATTATCCCATTCTAATGATTCAACGGTATAAGTATAATCATCTCTACCTCTTCTCTTTAAGGTTACATCTATAACACCTACATCTCCAAAGTCAAAGTTCATTCTATGGATAATCAAAGAACCTCTGGTTTCAGATGTTTGCTGTTCACCTGCTGTTTTAGTAATATATATCTTAGGCAACTCTACTTCAAATTCATATTCATACCCAACAATTAAATCAACGTTAACTGGACTCCCATCTTTTTTAGAAGTTTTCCAGTTACCTGGTAATGTGACTGTTTCATTAGGTGCAGTTCCAGTTATAGAAGCTGCAGGTACATCATAACTTTTACCTATATCATCACTATCTGTAGTACAATATACGGTCAATGTCTTATCACTATAATACCCTGAACCTAATGTAAAGGTAGAAGTATCAGCTGCAGTGTTATATGTTATATCACCTGTTGCAATAGTTTTCTTAGTATCTAAATGTACCCTATTTTCATCAGGAGCTGTACCTATCATAGGTGTGTCTGAAGTTAATTTCAGATCAAATTTTTCTAGTGTAAATTTATTGTTAGCACTGTTACCTAATATTGCATAATAGACATCATCTAGTATTGTATGGTATATAACCTTGTTTGGCATTAACCATCTAAACCATGCTGACTGAGCTCGTTTACCACCAGATTCGAAATACTTATATCCCCACACTTCATTTGTAGAAGTATGTAATGTACTATCTACACCAAATAAAAGTATATCATTTTCTGTAGAACCTGATATAAGAGTTGTATTTTGTGGGAATAATTCCCCTACAATTTTAGTTTGTTCTTGTACTTCTGGTTCTTCTGTAGGTGATACATTAGCCATCTCATAGAAACGAGATTGACGTGCAGTACTATTTAAGAATCCTATAGTAGTACCTAAAGATATTGGTTCCGTATCAGGGTTGAATGCGTAGGAAGATAAGTAACTAATCTTAGCAGTCTCAGGAGTAAGCAAAGCTTCAGCACCTGAGCTTAATAAGAACTGTTCACTAGCACTGAATATAACTAATCCACCAGCTTGTTCAACAGCATCAAATAGTTTAGTTGGATATAGAGAACTGGATTGTAAGTCAATAGGATCAGCATTAGATATAGCCATAGCTGTCTTAACCCAGAAGCTATAGTAATCATTAACCCTAGATAGAATTATATTCTCATTACTTAATAAGGCTATCCTATTTCTAAAGAACATCATCTTTTGAATTGGATTACCTATAAAAGTAGGTAGGGAGTTAGTTATATTATCACCTACATCACGTTCACCCCAATCTGGATATTGGAATTGAAACCAGCCGTTACTATAATTTCTTGCTGTACCACCATTAATAGAGTGGATATCTGTTATAGTTTGAGCATTATTTCCAGTACCAGTTAAGTTAATAGCTGTACCAGCTGTAGCATTACTAGCATTTGTGGCTAATTTAATTGAATTATCATCTACTTTAATAACATAATATGTAGTAGCATCAGACAATCCTGCTAAAGTTGTACCACCTCCATTACTATATGTAACTGCTTGTGTAGTACTCATTCCATGATTAGTAATAGTAATCACTTCAGTACTAGTATTTACTGCTGATGTTGCTATTGTATTAGTTGTACTACCACTGACCCTTTTGATCTGTAAGGGCATCGTATCCTTATCTATGGTAACTTCTATACCAGGGGCTGCTACCTCTTCCCACACGCCCTCTCCGTAACGAGCTGGAGTGTATGTAAGAGTTGCACCTGCACCGATTGTACCTGATGCTGCTGTAGTTAGTTCAAATGTATCAGACGCTACGTTAGCAATAGTATATAAACCATCCAATGCTCCTCCACTAGTGAAGTCAACAAAGACTTGATCACCATTGGACAAACCATGTGCAGTTGATGTTACTGTTACTGTAGTACCTGATCTAGCATATGTAGCACTCTTTGATATCTCTGCATTAATACCTTCAGCTTGGAAACGAAGATAGTAATCATCCATATCCTCACCACTATTAACTATTCTAACAACATATCCGTGTCTACATGTACGTGGTAGGTCGGCTATATTATTTGCTTCTGTTGTGGTGATAGTCATCAACGTCTTTTCAGGTGTTGTGACTCCAAATGGTGTAGCTCTATATAGATGCAAACCATTACCAACAATTGTACAAGTTATACCTGTACCAGAGATAGCATCTAGAGTAGCTTTCATATCACCTAAGATACCAGCTGTAGATACATGCTCTTCAGCAGTTGATGATGTGGCAGGAGGTCTTACTCCAGCTACATTACACCTTGATACAATAGTCTGAGTACTCTTAATTTTAGCAGTTGTTGTTACACCTTTCTCTGAAGTATATTGATGTGTATCATTTACCGCCCAACCTTCTCCACCAAACTGTAACTTTACAAATGGTTGATATGTATCATGATAGTCATAGCTATCATCAATAGGAGGTGTAGGTTGTGGAGTACATCTTGTATCTACTTCATACCTTAATCTAGACTTACCATTCGCACTCATATTAGGAGGCGAGGTTCCAAACTTATCTGTACCTGTACTTATTTCAACAGTCTCTCTACCCATACCTAAGCAGTCACCATTACTAGTACCACTATAACTAGTAGTTTCATCAACAGTTATACCTGTAGCTCTTGTATGTGTAAAGGTAGTATTATCCTCTGGATCGAATATATCTAATGCATACTGTTTACCATAAGTTATAGTATCAAGAGATATGAATGCTTCATTTAACTGAGCTGGTGATAGATCACCTGTACCAGATAGCATTGCTGTATTCTTTCTTCTATTAACAAAAAAGGTAGTCTCATTAATAGTTAGTACCTGTATATCAGAAGACTTCTCGTCTGACAATGCTGTGTTATCTAAGTAAGTAGCTTTAAGTGTTCCAGGAACAAGGGAATAATCCACGGGTATCGAAGCACCGTCACTACATCTCCATATATTAACTTCTCCATCTGCTGCACATTGACCAATATATTGTTCATCATGGGCTGTATAAATACTAAACCATTTAGCGTTAGCTGCGGTATCAACAGCATATGTTTTACTATCCCCATAAGGATTACTTGTAGTTGTTATGTCTTTTACCAGTTGACTTCCTGGACGTTTAGTTAATTGATTAACTACATCAGGTACACCATTCACTAGGTCTACTACTTGTCCTGGTATTTTCTTTTCATCTGGTTGTGTTGATATACCTAAGACATAATTAGGTACTTTCTGTGTAACACTTGCCATTAGCGTCTTAAGGATACATAAGGTTTGTAAGATTGATAGGCAGATTCATCTGGCCAACCCATATAGTTATGGTCACCTTGATTACATTCATATTCCATACAAGCTGCACGTGCTTGAGCTTCATAGGTTGCTAACATACCTTGTAATTGTTGGTTAGATACTAACTGTACTGCAGCTCTACCTGATGCTTTGTATATTATATACCTTTGGAATACGGAAGGTATATCTTCAAATAGTAATAACCTTACTTTGTTTACATAGAAGTAATCGTCATCTGGAAATTCAAATGTATGATCTACTCTGTCATATAGTTTCCAGATACCATCAGCATCTTTTCTTCTTACAAAGTCACGGGTTCTATCCCATGCATCTTCATTATCTATACGGATAACATCAGATTCTATAATGATTTTATTATCAGCACCAACAGTTTCTTTTATGTGATATTCAATATTAAATGTCCAGCCTTCATTCTGTATATCTTGGCTAGATTCTTTGAGCAGATTATATATAAATGATATCTCTGGGTTTGCAAAATCTAATCCTGATATAGGGGACTGGCCGATGCTACCAAGAATCGCATTGACTGCGGATAGTTCGGTATCGAGATCAATTGTTGTGGTAGTCATAGTTAAGAATTATAAATAAAAAAAAGGGAGGTAGTGATACCCCCCTTATTAAGTTAGTTATACTGAGCTGTAACTACAGCGCAAGTGTCAAGGACACCTGAACCGCCTACAGTAGCATAAGCTAAACGTAAGTTTTTAGTTGTGGAGGCAACCGCTGAAGGGGTGCCTGATCCACTTGTATCAGATGGAGAGATACGAGTTTGTGTACCTTTACATACACCGTATTCTCCAACTGCTGTTGGTACTGCCATAGTATTATAGTGTTAAGAAACTGTACCTAGCAGCGCACTGTTTGAATGCTGCCTACCGTACTCCAAAGGAGTAGCGGGGTCTTTCGTAACTGAACTCTTTACTTTCCCAATACCACTATAATCTGCAGAAGCATGGTAATTACCTTTTGTTCTGGTTATAGTCTGTGAAGTTCCAGGTTTAAGAGACATGATTAGCTACGTGCTGAGGTTAATTCAATTGCACCTGCAGGGTTAAGTGTGCCTGCGCCCATTGCAAGACGCCCGACAAGTACATCACCTTGGTATAAAACTGATACGTCCCCACCAGTAACTTGGACTTGAGGGCCAATAGCCTCTACAACTCCAGCTACATCACGCTGATAGATAAGACCGCAGTGTGTAGAGAAGTCACCGTTGTAAGTGTTGTTCTCTCCAGATACTGGGTTAACTGTACCAGCTAAGAAAGGTAGGTTGTTAGAACGCTTGATGTTGATACCAGCTATCTGTACTAAACCTTCACCAGAGTTCAGGTTACCTTGTGAGTTACCATAGTCTCTATTGAGGATGTTAGAAGATACCTGAGATACTAGAGCGTAGTACTGACGTGGGTTAAGCACGGCTGTACGTCCAGTCTTAGGAAGGTTCTTTTCATCTAGCACAGCTGCCGCCTCAAAGAAGGCATCCACTAGTGCCTGTGCATTGTACTCCTTGGTTGCTCCAAGTTCAATCTGAGTACCACCTGGTTCTGGTCCTGGAGATGCAGTGATAGGATGTGCTTCACGTGCTGCTAGAGCAATCGTTCTGAAGACTTTCTTATCATATGCTTCAGCCAATGCATGACCGATCTTAGATGAGATCTCTGATCTTAGAGAGTAATGTGCAAGTGTTTCATCTAAATCATAAACGAACGCAGAGCTGATTAGAAGGTCATCACATTGGATGGTCTTCTCAGCTACTGGAGGATCGCCTGATCCGAGGATTGGTTCACCAGG